ACAACTCTCAATATTCTCAATTAACTTATCAATAGTAGAAACGTTACCTGCAATCATTGCGCGCAACAAAGAATTATACGTAATGTTGTTGTAATCATTGTGGTCATTATATGGCATACCACAGCCACAAGACATACAGATTTTTCTACACTACCTCCAAGTCATTTTTCATAAGGATTTTTTCTCATAAACAGTATATCGTCGTGTTCTTCAACCGGAGTCATTTGTTTAAAACCTTTTTGGGTTAAGTAACTAATGACTTCTTCGGCTGAAGCCTCTCCATCGTACACCGGCTTGGCCGAGCACTCCACCACTAGATAGTGGATGGCTTTGAGGTAGCGTCCAAAGCCTTCTAGGACTTCCATTTCCATTCCCTGAACATCAATAACTAATGTATCGTATGCAGAAATATTGATCAATCCTTGATGATTAATTGCCCAATAATCAAATCTAACAACTGGAATTTGAATTTCCTTGTCCATTGGAACAGAAGTCCAGTCATGGCCCTCGGTTTCTATAGGAAAATACTTAGAGCCCCTTTCGTTGTTTCCATCTTGAGGAAGGTGTAATGTAATATATTCATTTTTATTGCTTAATCCTAAATTAGAGCAAAAAACCATACTTCCATAGATGCGATGAAGTTCTGCAAAGGCTTCGGGATGCGGTTCAAATGCAATAATTGGAAGATGAAGCCTTTCAATGTAAGCAGGAATTTCCTGACCGACATTCGCTCCTACATGAATTATTCCTTTAATTTTACACCCATGGTTCTCAAAAATATTCACATTAACAGGAATAACTTCATGCATTTCTGGAGTTAAGAGATGCTTGGCAATCATCGAGCAAGAACGACTCCCCTGTTGAATGGAGTGGGAAATCTTTCACTGCCAGGAATGCCGCCCCACTTTGCAATGTAGTAGTCACGACATTTAGCTTGCGCCCCCGCCTCCATTTGTAATCTTCTTTCAGTATCGGTACGAACTGTCATAGACCTGTAATGCCAATATGGCGCATAGGCATACGCTTCATATCCGGCAAGCTGAATTCGTCTGTGCATATCGTTATCTTCATAGTATGCGGGATTGAAGTGTTCGTCAAAATTTCCAACAATTTGTAATAAGCGGTTAGTTGTTGCGAAACAAGAAAAGTCGGGGCCGGGCTGGAATTGAGGTTCTTTTGCATTTAACAAATCCCAATTGACATTATCGGTAAACATATCTCCATGATTGGCGTGACGTGCCGAGATCAAGAGTAATTCTCGGTCATAATTCATACTAAATTGCTCTTTAAGAAGAGCGTGAACTAAGAGTTCTCCGGTGTCGTGGCGAAGAACTACATCGTCATTCATTACAACAACTGCGTCAAATCCTTCATGAACACAAAGCCTGTTAATCGCATAGTTCCATGATTTTGACAGAGGCCATCCATGTTGAGAATTGTCTACAACTAAAAGTCTTGATCCTTTAGGAATAGATTGAATCGTTTCGACCAATCTTGCACCGTTCCAAGTTGAAATTGCGTAAGCAAATCTCATACGTACCTCTCCAAAACATTCAAAACTGATTGAGCCTGAAGTGCAAGATTGTGATATTTTCTAACATAAGCAGCACCTTTGTTGCCTTTGCCGTTTCCAACGTTCCAGTTTTCAAAACATTTTCTTAACTGTGAAGCGCCGTGGTGCTCATCTGGCACCCACCAATTGCCGACCTGTCCATGTTGTGATGTATATTTCGCACTAAATCCTTGATTAGGAATGTTTGCCGGTTCCTTACCTCTCGTTCCGATTGGATAACACCATTCATCATCGACATAATCCATCATTCCAGAGTTCTGTGAACAGACTAATTCCATTCCAGTACACATCGCTTCCAGTGGAGGAAGTCCACATCCCTCACCTTTAGAAGGCCACAAAAAACAATCATATGCGTGATAATAGGCAACTACATCCTGTGGTGAAATGTCACTCGTAATCACTTTAATTCTAGAGTCGTTTTGCGCTGCCTTTACAACATCAGCAATTCCATCAGCTTTTCGAGTTTTAATACAAAGCTCCCATCTTGGGTCGCCTTGCGATGCCGCCTGAAAGATTCGAATAGCCCCTAACGGATTCTTTCTTCCAGTTAGCGCACCCACAATCAACACCTTGAATCTTCCATCTCTCGGACGTTCGATATGTGGGAAGGCATTGGTGTCTATGCCTGAATTAAGAACTGAAATTGGAATTTTACACCCACTTTTCTTCCATATTTCAGGCTGAAACCTAGAAGTAACAATTAATTCATCAAGTTGATTTACATTTTCTACATGCTTTTCAGGAATCCGATCTGTCTCAAATTGAGTAATAATAATCTTTGAAATAGACTGTGTTGGATAAATATGATACGGAAGAGTCATCATTAACGTAGTTTTAAGAGGCATTTTGTTGGCGTTGGCGTATTTGGCATTTGTAATTTCTGTAGGAAGGTATGCCGCGTCCAGGCCCCAATTATCGGTTCTCAATAGTGGAGCGGCCCCAATCTCCATCAAACCTTTGTAAATTGTGAGAGCGTGGCGACCATAGCCATCAACGGCTGAAACTGGACACCAAAAATCAAAAGTAAGGCGTCCTTCAGAATCTCTTACTCTTAACTGATCGATAAAGGTTGAATAATCAAACTCTAAATCTCGATCCCAGCCATACTGTTCAATAAAGCTAATTGGAACCATGTTCCAAATATTAGGTTGAATAGTGAAGGGGCCACAAATCTTTGCGACTCTAGCTTTGTTTCGAACTGGAATTTGTGTGTTTATCATTTCCCTATAAAAAGAGAGAGGGCCGACATTTCTGCCGACCCCCTCAATTATCCGCCGTTGCCTAATTAGAAGCTAAGCGGCTGCGGTCCAACAACTGCCTGGAAACCGTAAGACTTCGTAACAAAGTCTGCTGAACGTTCACGAATGTTTCGCGTCCATGCATCCTTGTTCGTATACTCACCAGTTCCTGAGTTGTAGTCTCCGTAAATTGCTGGCATAACCTGTAATGGAACGTAGGGTGCGTAAATGTGAGATGCCCACATCTGAGGAGGATTTGCAAGATACAGAAATGCAACGTTGTCAGGAAGGAAATCAGTCCCCCAAATCTTCCAGCGACCGGCATACGTACCGTAGTCCGTAATACCGATACCGGAAAGGTTGTTGTCGTTTGGAGCAACTGTCTGAGTAGCCGTGTTGGCCTTAGAAAGAAATCCTGCCATACCGTATCCAGCAATAATTGCATTCGACGGACGGCGATTTGCTTTCTGGAAGTTCACATCTGCATCAACAAGCGCGTTGTAAATCCACTGCTTGTAATCAGTTACAGAAAGTGACAGCGATGCGCGAGTTGCAATAGTAACCTGCGCGTTCGGGCCCGCCCACGGCTGAACCATACTCTGACCGGGGTTTGAAGTTCCCTGCAAACCAAGAGCGGTTCTGGTGATGTTCTGAAGATGACGACCCATTAAGTTTCGTCCGAATTCCTCAGTAAATGCACCAACCAATTCCGATTCAACATCCAAACCTAACTGAGCACGCGCATCTTCCTGAGCTTCCAGAGAAAATGCAGTACCCATTAACTGCTTAATAACGTTTAACTGAACACGGTTCAGCGCCATCTTGCCCTTTGCAGGGACACCAAATTCAGCAGTAATGTTCCAGTTGTACTCAACAGAAAGAATGTTGGTAGTGTCGGATTCACGAATGAAGTCCAACCAGAAAATCCAGGCCGAAGGGCCGGGAAGCGGCTGAACAACCGAAAAGTCGCGCTGCATTAACATTGCATAAACGCGACGAACAATCGGAAGTGCGAACCGAGTCGGCAGCGCTTCGTCGGAAGTTGCGGTGTCCTGAACTAATGAAACGTTTCCGCCGATAACAGGAAGCTTGCGCTCAATCTGGAACTGATTCTGATTCTCCAGAATCATTGCCATCTTGTGCTTCTGCTCCGCAGTTAACTTCGGAAAGTTCATTTGCTCATGAAACTCTTCCATTTCTGCGTAACGCTTCGGCTGCTTAACCTTAACGTCTTTCGGAATGTCCTCTAAATCAAGCCATCCGGTCTTTGCCCACTTGCGATAAGTTAACTCTGACTGGTACCTGACTCGATCTTCCGCGGAAAGAGCCGAAAATGCCTCTAAGCCTGCGAGTTCAGTTGAATTAAGTTTACTTAATTGAACTCTCATTAATTCGGCACCTCAAGAGCGCCGACTTTCTCGAATTTCGGCTTGTCATCATCCTCGGTTTCGTTATCTTCGGTTTCAGCCGTAATTGACTGACTCGGCGTCGGCTGAAATAACCTCTTTAAGCGATCCTGTGCGGTTTCTGCGGTAACGGCAGGCTTAATTGCAGCCGCCGCATCCACAAAATAAGGAAGAACCTTTGCTGAAAATTCCTCTTTCGTCTTGCACTGTTCCGCAAGTTCGAGAAAAACCTTCAGAGCCTCATCCTTCTTCGGGTGCTTAGAAGCCATTTCCTCAACATACTTAATCAAATCGTTACGAGAAACCTTCTCGTTAAGGCTTGCGACTTCGGCAGTAAGAGTTTTATTCTTTGCCAACTCTTCGTCAAGCCTCTTGAGAAACGGCTTCTCAATCTCTTCCACAATATCGGGCCGGGCCCGAACTGCTTCAAGAGTTAATTCTGGCTCCACTTGCTGAATAACCTCCTTTTCTTTGGTGACTGGTTCGATTTTTGCTTCGGCTGTTAAAATTTCAAGCCCATAAGTCGGCATTGCTGGTGAATCGGGAGCGAAGTCTACACCGTCCAGCAATAACTTCGTAGGCTTATACATCGCTTCGCCATTAACCCTGACTTCTTCCATTTCAAATCTTTTAGGGCCTGATCGAAGAGAAACTGCATTCAATTTCCCCTTCCTTAATAAGATTTGGGCATCCTTGCCTTGGGTTGTTGGCTCGATTTCGAGAATCACATAGCCAGTGCGACCCTCTTGCTCCAATCCCACAATTCCACCGATTGGTAGATAATCGTTTGAAAGTGCGTGATTGTGCCTTGCGTAAACTGTTAAAGGCTGCTTTCCAGCCTTAATCTGCTTCAATCCTTCTGCAATAGTCTCAGAAAGAAGTGAAGTTGGAAAATACACTTTTGCCGGAATGTGTGGCGGCTTGGCGATCGATTCGCCAATATAAAATGGCATTTTAACTTTAAGCGTTCCAGCTTCCTTTTCTGCTTCAGTCTGCTCCAAAATCAAAGGAGCGGGAACGTCGCCATCGAGGACTAAAATAGATTGAAATGTTTCTGGTAGTTTCATTTCCTCAACTAATTCGTTAATATTTTCTTCGGCTGTTACCCAACCTTCAGGTAGCATACTCGTTGCGCCGAGCGCCCTGGCCCTCTTTATGATGTGAGCCTTAACCCGCGCTCTCTTTCCTGCTCCAGCCCTGCCAATACTCTGAATGGCACGACGCAGAAAGTCCTTGTTTGGAATTGGAAATGAGCCATCTGGAAGCGCCACACCTTTTGCTGCATCTTTTTTGCGAGTAGCAGCAGAAACAAATTTAGATTCAGCCTCTAGTTCTTCGGTGGTTATCCAAATATCCATAATGGTCATTGCCTCTTTCATTATTTCCATTTGCACGCCCCACTCTGCCGGTAGAAATCCAGACAAAGACAACGCTTTTGCTCTTTCAGTAATAAACTGCTTCATCTCGTCCGAACCAGTACCAGCAGCCTTCCATCTTTTAATAGCGGCCTTTAAATCAGACGAAGAATTAATTGAAAGAGATTTCTTCCAACTCTGATCAGTTCCTGGTTTATTTGTAAGATCGGGAGAAGTTGAAACGTCTGCCGTTCCGGTATCTGTTAATAAATTATGCGTTTCCATTGCTCTTTGCCTTTACAGGAACCCTAGTAGTTGTTTTTCCATTTTGAAATCCGCCAGCTTGGCTCTTGGCTTTGACCAATTCGAGCGCCCTGGAGTGATCATCTTCTGCCTGCGCTCCTACTGCTTGTTGCTGCATTTCCATTTCCTGCTGTTTCTGCGCCTGAAGCTTCTTCTCGTTCTCTTCAATTCGCTGATTAACTTCAGCAGCTTCCTCAGCCGTCATTTCAATTCGATTAACCTGAACCCATTGTGGATCATAAATCTTGTTCATGATATTTAATTGATCGGTTTGCGCTCTCCAGAGTTCACTTTGAGCCTCGTTCATTTGATCGGTAGCCGAAAGTCTCGGCCACGTTATCTCATAAACAGTTTCTTCTGGATCACGATTATTTAAAATAAGAACGATATTGAAAAACTGCTCTAGTCCCTGTCCTAACTGTTGCTGAACGCTACGAATAAACCTAATGAACTGCGTGTCCTGAAGAGTTAGAGTTGCTTTTGCATTAACGTCCTTCTCAAACCCTAAGTGGGCAGGAGGGACTCGCAAAGTAGCAATAAACTTGCGATGCAAGTATTCAACATCGGTAATTTCATGAATTCCGACGTTTTTAGGGTCGAGAACATCGACCTGAGCCTTAGAAGGCTGTACCTGAGTACCAATTTTAATCCATCCGGTACTAATAAAGAAGTCAGTCATCACTGAAAATGGACTATCTCGGCGCCCATCGACGTTAATTCTTTGAGTTACGCTGTTCTTGAAGTCCTCCAAAGCAACGGCTTTTTCCTTTTTGGAGAGTCCAGTAGTATCAATGTAGAAGATTAATTTAAGATATTCTCTTGTTAATCGTCCTACGACTAGACTTTGTTCGACCGCCTGAAGCTTTTTAAAGGTACTTCGAGCAACTCTTAAATGACTTTTTCCATATGGAGTAAATCCATCATGATTTAATCGAATATGGAGCACCTGCCAGGGATAGAAAGTAGCAATAATGTCGCCAGTATCGACCACTCTTTGCTCAAAAGCACATTCATTTCGGTTGTTAACGCAACGCCCTTCCTGATATCTTGGAGCGCCCATGAGAAGGTTCCCAGTTGCGGTTTCATTGCGAAACATGGTTGAAGGCGGAAGTTGCTTAAGGTCAGCAATTTCCATATTGCTATTTACAATCGGTTCTGAGAAGGAATCCCCATATTTGACTAAGTTTCTAGCCATAGATGGGATTTTTTGATGTAATTTGCAGATTTTAACTGCCTGATCAAAGATTTCCTGAACCGATTCGTCCTGAGCCTTGATGACAAACGAAGTTTGCAAGCCATCATCAGAGGTCGTAGTGTTGTTTGCGATAATATCAAGAGCAATAGAAGCCTCTTCAGAGGCGTCATCCATCTCGTCTACTTCTCGATAAACCGCCCTTCTTCTAGTATCAATTCTAAATTGGCGGTCAAACATGGTGGCAATTCCACCAGTTTCAGTAGAAACTCCAGTAGTAGTCGTTTGTCTGTCTTGTGGTTGTGGGCCGGACAACGGTTCCTGCTGAAAAATAGCATTCGCAATTCGTCTAATAAGACCAGGATTGCGAACAGGCATCATTTGTTCTTGAGCCTGTGGAGAATTACTACCGGGAGGACTTCCTATCATTTAATAATTGTAAATTCCTTTTCGGATCGAGTATGGTACAACGCTAAGCACTTGGAACAAAATCCATATTGTCTTATTTCTTCAAGGTCTGCTAGTTTGTGCATCGCCATCGGAACGGCACCGCAAATAGCTTCTCTTTTATTTACCTGAACAGCATGAACCTTTCCGTCCGATGTTCCGACCATGATAAAAGAAATTCGGTAAGCCATATTTACTCATCTGGCATAACGATTCCGAAGATTCTTTCTAGCACAGCCGGGTCGTCCGGTTCATACCGTGGAATGTTACCGTCTTTGTCCACTCCTGGGAGCCTTCCTGTGGGGGCAAGCGCCTCTCCGGTCAAAGATTCATTGGTGAGAATGTATGGATAAAACTTTCCTTCAGTTTCTACATCTTCATCTCTAACTCTTGGGCCTACAGGATTGCGAATTCGAGCGCGACCTTCCTTGGTATCAATAATTGAGATACCTTTGGACGGCCCGCCAGAACCGGGTCGAAAAATCTTCTTAAAAATGCTACTCATGCAGTTTTTAACAACCTCTTTCTGCGAACCGAGATTTCAGTCTTGTTTTCCTTTGCTCCACCTACTTGTTCCTCAAAAATTCCAACACACATGTACCTGAGAGCGTCCATTAAGTGCTCTGCCTGTTGCGGTTTTTGAGGCTGATCAAAGGTTTCGTCTTCATTATTTGGGTTCTTTTTAAAGACATAAGTGGCCTTATAGTCAAGTAAAGTCTCGCATTCTCTGGCAATTCGAAGTTTTCCAGTTACAAATCGATCATAAACTATATCTAATCCATAAATAATATCATTATTGGCAGGCTGCATAGGAAATCCGTTCTCTTGTGCAGTTAACATTTGATCTGCACCGGCGGGATCGCCGAAGGAAATGTCCACATAATCCAATCCGGCCTGAACCCATCTTTCAATGTGTTGTTTCATTGTTAGTTCGGGCGCCTGATATTCGGCGACAATATATAAGGTATTGTCAGGGGCTAAGCGGCCCCAAACAGCAGCGTTTGGATTAGAGATGCCGAAGTCGTGTCCAGAATAACAAGGCCAATCAGCGGGAATCCCATCAGGAAATTCAATTTCCGGGTCAAAAATAACTTCTTCGACTGGCGGATCAGGATAAATAAGTCCAACCGGTTGAGCAAATACTCCTTCGTGATAAATTTGGAAATATTCCGGTCGGCGTTTTTTGTTTCTTTCAAGTTCTTCTCGACTATACTCAAGGTTATCTGACGACTTACAGGCGATCCAATCGACCGAATCGTCGCCTTTTAGGTAATCATCATAAACATGAGTCTTAAGCCAGTTCTGAAAATAGGGAATAGTTGTAATTAAAAGTGGGGCTTGCCAGAAAGCACTACGTCTTTTTGCCACATCCCATGCCGCGAGAGACATATATCCAGCTTCGTCTAGCCACACTCCTCCATCTACGTGCGGCCCTTCTAGTGATTGTGGGTTTTCTGATGAACCAAAAAGAATTTGTGACTCATTAAATAGAGTCATGGTCTTAGTTGAGTGATTCATATCATAACGAATGTTATATTTCTTAAAGCAATCCTGCAATGAGGTAATCATTACACGCTCGACGTGAATCTGATACCCCATTCCAATTGCAAGCAGTCGCCTGCCAGGTTCGCTAAGTTGTTTTAGAACCCAAAAGGGCGCGAACCAAGTTTTACCCGAACCTGTTCCCCCGACTAACGCAATTATCCGCTTTTTTGATTCGTAAGCCCTAATCTGGTGATGGTAAAAGCTTGGGTTTACTATCGATGATTGCGTTTTTTGCTGCGAGCTTGACTGCTTCTCGGTCTGCGGGGTTTGGTTGGATTTGTATAAGGATCGGCTGGAAGTTTCCTTGTTCTTGCTTGGCATCTGCATTAATTCCCATTAACTTAGCGTCACTTTCAAGTACCTTAACTGCAACTTCTATTCCGCGTGCATTGCCCTTTGCGATTTGAGAGCCCAAATTACGATACATATCTTCATATCGCTGATGATGAATCGCCCGTAATTCTTCAGCGGTTTCTTTTTCGATTCTTTCTCTAGCAGCTCGGGCCATTTTAAGAACCGTATTGGGGTTATCTTTTCCTAAAGCCTCTGCGATTTCTCCCCATTGCATACCAGCAGCGCGCATATCAAGGGCGCGAACGCCATTAGCAAAATAAATTAACTTCATTTTGCCTTTCTTTTTGCCGGTTTTATGCTGGTCGTAATCTAGAGGCTGTTCCATTACTTGCGAGTGGGCTTTGCCTCATCCGTAGGATTTGCATCTTTGTACTGAGTTGAATCTGCGTCAAACGGAACCGCAGAAGCAGAATCATAGAATCCGCCAGGATTAACCGCTGCAACTTCATTCATAGAAGTTCTAGAATAAATTGCGGTCGGGCCGTCCGGCATATTTAAACCATGAGAAATATCTAAAATTTTGGGCTCCATCACCTGGGGAATCATGTGGGTACCCAACTGGTCGTATTCGGGCCCGTTAAAACTCTCGGGTCTCTGATCTGATCTATTAATGTGCTGCTTGGAAAAATCCTGTTCCGGTGCGTCCAACATAATCTCGGTATTCGTAACGTCTTTTTCTAATTCCATTGTCTTGACCTCTCAAATATTCCTTCTAGAATTTTCTTATTTTTAACGTCTAACGTTTTTACCATACAACACGCCTTACCGGTAGATCGAACCAGCTCTGCGTCTACTCCCTTTAAGTATAGGGCCGAGGCAACTCCAGTTGCGGCTACGCCTGGATTAATATAATTTTCGTCATCTAATGATTTTTTGATTATTTCCCAATGTTTATCGCACCAAAACCTTCCAAGGCGATGGTCATCAAAATTTCTCTTCATCCAGAACCTGTGGATTTTGGTTCGAAAAGTCACTTATCAATTACCAAGGTTGAATCTTCTTCCTTGTTTGCATCCGCAGTTGTATGAGCGGCAAACATATGAGTAACAAACATGGCGGCAGATGGAGTTTTGTACAAACATTGATTACAGGTCATTATTTGAGAAGAGTTCCAAGTTTTACTTTCTTTAGACCAATCATCGGGTATCTCAATAGTAAATTTCATTAATTTCCTGATTTAAATGTTACAAAGATGGTGGAGTCCATCGTTTTAATATCCATTTCTGCGCCCTGTAGAATTTTAAGAACAGCTTCTAAATCATCTTTTTGTGCAAAAGGATCAATAGCTGCTTGTAATGGACGAATATCGAATTGAACTTTAACTTTTAAAACTTTAAATTCAGCCCTTATTTTAGGCTCAGTTGGATTTGCACTAAAAACTTTTCCGTCCTTAATATAAGTTTCAGGAACTTCGTCCTGTGGCTGCGCTAACATACGGCGCGTTACCGTGTCAGTCCCGC